TTATTTCCGACCACCGCGAGCTATGGGTGTTTGGCACTGATTCTGTTGAAGTTTGGTATAACGTTGGCAATGTTGACTTTCCCTTGGAACGCATCCAAGGCGCTTTCAATGAGATCGGGTGCGTGTCTGCGTACACCATTGCCAAGATGGACAACGGCCTTTTTTGGCTGGGCACAGATGCACGCGGCCAAGGCATTGTCTACCGAGCCAACGGCTACACCGGCCAGCGCATCTCTACGCACGCGATTGAGTACGCAATTGCCCAATACGGCAACATCTCAGACGCTATTGCCTACACCTACCAGCAAGAAGGCCATGCTTTCTATGTGCTGACATTCCCGTCGGGCAATGCCACTTGGGTGTATGACGTTGCAACCCAAGCCTGGCACGAGCGTGCTGGGTGGGACAACGGCGAATTCACCCGCCACCGCAGCAATTGCCAGTGTAATTTTGGCGGCAACATCATTGTGGGTGACTACGAGAACGGCAACATCTACACGCTAGATTTGGATGTCTACGCCGACAACGGAGGCATTCAGAAGTGGCTGCGTTCATGGCGGGCGCTGCCGTCAGGGCAGAACAATCTCAAGCGCACCGCGCACCACAGCTTGCAGTTGAACTGCGAGTCGGGCGTCGGTCTGAATGACGGCCAAGGCTCCGACCCCCAAGCTATGTTGCGTTGGTCGGATGACGGAGGCCACACTTTCAGCAATGAGCATTGGTCACCAATGGGCAAGATAGGGGCGTACTACCAGCGCGTCTTCTGGCGGCGGCTGGGCATGACGCTCAAGCTGCGCGACCGGGTCTACGAGGTGTCCGGCACTGACCCGGTCAAGATTGCCATCATGGGTGCTGAATTGATACTTAGCCCGACCAATGCTTAACAACACGCAAATCACGCCCCCGCGTGTTCCAATCGTAGACGCGCGCACAGGTGCGGTTTCGCGGGAATGGTATCGTTGGTTTTTCAACCAGTACACCGTAACCGGCGGTGGGACAGGCATCACGCCGGTCATCAATGGCGGCACAGGGCTGTCCGCTACCCCTACCAACGGCCAGTTGCTAATCGGCAATGGCACAGGGTATACCCTTAATACGCTGACGGCCAGCAGCGGCATAACGGTCACCAACGCAGCGGGGACTATCACCGTTGCCAATTCGGGCGTGTTGTCTTTCTCAGGCGGCACTACCGGGCTGACGCCAGCAACGGCCACCACAGGCGCTGTAACGCTTGCAGGCACATTGGCTATTGCCAATGGTGGAACAAACGGTTCTACAGCCCCTGCTGCGGGCGCTGTGCCCTATGGCACGGGTACGGCATACGGGTTTACTGCTGTGGGAACTTCTAACCAAGTGCTGACCAGCGCTGGCGCTGGAGTTCCAACTTGGAAAACTCCAGACACCTTAACTGCACCGGTTGTCAAAACAGCCGATTTCACTGTGGCCGACGGCGAAGCTTGGCTCATTAATAACAAGTCAGGATCCACCTGTACCGTTACGCTACCCGCCGCCGCGTCTTGGGTCGGGCGTCAATTGATTTTCAAGACCATACAACTCCAAGCGATTGTGTCGGCGTCCAGCAATGTTGTGCCAATTGGCAGCACGACTGCCGGTACGGCCATAATTTTGGGTGTGATAGGCAACTGGGCGACGTTGGTGTCCGACGGCACTAACTGGATTATTATGCAAACTCGGAACTAGCAACCATCTTTTACTGGAATGACATGAGCGATCTAGCGGTACAAGAAAACATCGGCGCAATAGCGTTGCGTAAGTTGCTTGCGCTAGATAAACCCGAAAAAACTCTGATGCAAATGCCGCAAGCTGAATGTTCAATGGTGCATCACTTTGGGCCTGGTGTCTGCATCCGCGAAGTTTTTATGCCTGCCGGTACGTTGGCAATAGGCCATAAGCAACGATTTGAGCATCTCAATGTGATGCTGCGCGGCAAAGTGATGATTGCCAATGATGACGGAACCACGCAGATACTGTCCGCACCCGTCATCTTTACGGGCAAAGCGGGCAGGAAGATTGGCTACGTCATGGAAGACATGGTTTGGCAAAACATCTACCCGACAGACCTCAAAGATGCCGATGCTGTAGAGGCGCTATTTGTTGAAAAGACAGAGGATTGGCATGATGACCAAGCAAGCAAATTTGCAATAGAGAGCGTTTCTCGGTTGTTTGACCGCGAAGACTATCTGAAATTGCTTGCTGATTGCGGCATCCCGCATGAAGTTGCCCGCCAGCAGTCTGAGAACGAAACGGATTTTGCTTGGGTTGACAGCCCCCTTACAAGGGTTGCCATTTCGCCAATCGAAGGTAAAGGGCTATTTGTAACCGCGCCAGTTAAGGCCGGTCAAATAGTCTGCCCTGCTAGAATAAATGGCAAGCGTTCTCAAGCAGGGCGCTATACAAATCACTCCGCGCACCCAAATGCCAAAATGGTTTTGCTGGCAAATGGTGATATTGATCTGGTCGCGTTAGCTGACATAGAAGGTTGCAAAGGTGGCAGCATGGGAACCGAAGTCACAATTGATTACCGCCAAGCACTTGCATTGTCTGGCGTTGAATTTAAGGAATCATTATGTCAGCAGTAGCAACAGCCGTTGTAGGAAGCGCCCTAATTGGCGCATATTCTGCCGATAAAGCGTCAAGAACGCAATCAGAAGCCGCCGAACGCTCTGCGGACACGGTATCTGCTGCATCCCGTTATGCTTCAGATTTGCAGCAGAAACAGTACGAAGAAAACGTAGCCCGTCAGAAACCGTTTTACGATGTTGGCGTCAATGCATTGCCTGAGTTAGTGCAAGCGTCTAAGTACACACAATTTGGGCCAGATCAATTTCAAGCCGACCCAGGCTATGCGTTCCGGCTGTCGGAAGGCCAAAAGGCGCTAGAGCGTTCGGCGGCTGCGCGTGGCGGATTAATCTCTGGCGGCGCGTTGAAGGCCGCTACACGCTTTGGCCAAGAGATGGGGTCGCAAGAGTACACCAACGCATTCAACCGTTACCAAGCTGAACGCCAAGCGCGGCTAGGCCCGCTGCAATCATTGACCGGCATGGGGCAAACTACCGCCCAACAACTTGGGGCTGCTGGCTCTCAGAATGCCAACGCAATAGGTGGCTATGGCATGGCGGGTGCAAACGCTGCTGCTGAAGGATACATGGGCGCTGCCAACGCCCGCGCGTCTGGTTACATAGGTACAGCTAACGCGCTTACCAGTGGTTTGGGCACGTATCTTAGCTACCAACAAAATCAGCAACAAAATAAATTACTGACTGATTATTTGACGCGACAAAATTATGTGCCCCCAAAACCATCCGCCGTGCCGGGCTATTACGACAATGTTGGGCCTTAAGGAACAATCATGCCACTCGATACACGCATAGCATTGGGCGTACAGCCCCTACAGGTTCAGTTTCGCGACCCTATTGCGAGCTACAACCAGTTGGCGCAGCTACAGTCTAACGACACGCAAAACCAGCTTGCACAAATGCAGATGCAAGAGGCTCGGCAACTAGCGCCGTATCGGATGCAAGAGCAGCAATACCGTGCGGCGGCAGCTAAGCTGACACTTGACGAAGCAAATGAAGCGCAAACCTATATCAAAACCGTGATGACTAAAGCGGCCGAAGCATCTGGTGGAACTGCTACAACAAATCCTTTTGAAGCAGCAAAGCAGATGATGGGTCATCCAAATTCTCAAGTGCAAGCAGCGGGCTTACGTTTGCTTGAATCATCTCAAAAGCTGCAAGCGTATGAGCAACAATCGCAATTTTTGAAAGATGAAGGCGGCGCTGCGGTTGTGCCTACGCCTATTGGTGCGCCTGCTGTAGTTGCGCCTAGCGTCAGCAATGTTGCTGCGCCAATGGTTGCGCCTGGAACGCCTGCGCCTAATGTAGCTTCGGCTTTATCTAGATTTGTGGCAGGAACAAAAGATATGCCAGACGGCAGAGTAGGGCCATATTTTTCTATCGGGGGACAACCAGTATCCGAAGAGCAATATTTAAGCGGCAGAGAAGCCATTATGCTTCCGCAATCAGCCAATGCTTTGGCTCCGGCAGTTGCCGCTGCGCCTGCGGTTAACGCAATGATTCCCGCCGTAGCTAGTGCGTTGCAAAACGCCGACGCATTGAAGAAAGAAATTGAAAAAGGCGACCGCACTTATGGACAAGCACCTGGCTGGAAATCAAAACGTGAATTGCTGGTAAAGGCTTATGAGCAAGCGCTGAAGCCTGGGGCGGTTGTAACAAAAAGCGAATTTGAAAGATTGTTGGATGAGTCAGGTTTGACTGATACAGAAAAACAAGCAATGCGTAAGGCTAAGCTGGCTAAAGAAACAGCCAAACCGTCAGATAGGCCAGAACCAAAAAGCGAATTTGAGAAATTGCTTGCTGAATCAGGTCTGACGGAAGATGAAAAGCAAGCAATGCGTAAGGCTAAGTTGACTAAAGAAACAACGGTTCCAACCGCTCAAGCGGAAAGAAAAACCGACTTTGAGAAATTGCTTGAAGACTCCGGCTTATCGGAAGATGAAAAACAAGCAATGCGTAAAGCGAAGTTGACTAAAGAAACATCACCATCAGCCGCAGCAGATAGCCAGTTTGAGCAAACAATGACCGCATTGGGATTGTCGGATGATAAGAAAAACGCACTGCGTAGACAGTTGTTGGCTAAAGAATTAAGAGTTCCTTCTGAAAACGGCGCTGGCGGCAAAGGCAGACCGCCTATTGGATACCGTTATGACGCTAGTGGCGAAAACCTTGAAGTGATTCCAGGCGGGCCTGCTGATAAGCCAAAAGAATTGAGGCCTATTCCTGCAAATATCAATACGGCCATCAGCACAAACGATATGTCAATTAAACGAATTCAAGAAGCGTTGGATTTGCTTAAGAAAAACCCTGATGCAATTGGATTGAAAAATCTTTTACCAGGCCAAGCGTTAGACAGAGCAGATCCTAAAGGAGTAGCGGTAAGGTCAGCAATTGGAGACATTGGATCTTTGGTGATACATGAACGCAGCGGTGCTGCTGTATCTGGTAGTGAGATGCAGCGTTTAGGATTTATCCCAACTCCAACCGATAGGGCAGATAACGCCAAGACCAAACTTGAAGCCATGTTGAAATATGCAAAAATGAACCAACAAGCATTGATAGAAACTTACGCTGAAGATCAGGGATATAAACCTAACCCTACGCTTTCCAGAAAAGGTGCTGCACCCGCTGGTGATGTTGATAAGAAAAACCCGTTGCTGAAATAATAGAAAGGTTAAAAATGGCCGATCTAAGCACAATCCTTACAGACCCCAATTACGTCAACGCTAACGCTGCGACGAAACAGGCTATTTTTGACAAGTTTTCAGCCCAAGACCCTAATTTTGCCAATGCGAATGCTGCTACGCAGGCCGCTATTCGGCAGAGATTTGGCGTAGCTGACATTGCACCAGCCGGTGAGGGTATGCCGTCGGCCCGCGTAGGCGCAGCACCAGCGGTAGAAGCAGAGCAACCCGCAGGCTACAACGTATTTGCGACTTTGGCTAATGCGCCTGGCAGCCTGTACCGCAACACGATTGGCGGTTTGGTGGAGGCCGTATCAAGCCCATTGCAGACCGCGCAAGGCATTGGCGACATTGTGGCGGGCGGTGTGTACAAGGCGTTGCCAGGGCCGGTGCAACGCGGTCTAACGGCCATTGAGACATCACCATACAACCCGCTAGGTAATCCTGCGGCATTGCAACGGGCGCAAGCAATGGCAAGCGCAGTTGGTCAGGACTACGCAAGAACCTACGGCACAGGCGCAGGCTTCCAGAAGATGATAGAGGAAGACCCGTTCCGCGTTGTGGGTGATGTGTCCACGGTGCTGGGCGGTGGCGGTGCTGCATTGAGAGCCGCCAACATGGGTGGCACATCAAATGCAGTTGCCAATGCAATGATTCGAGGCGGTGAGCGCATCAACCCTGTAAACACCATGATTAAAGGAACTCAGTTAATTCCTAAATTGGGAACAGAAGTTTTGCCTAATGTTTTAGGATTGTCTACCGGCGTTGGCGGTGACACCGTCAAGACAGCATTTGAATCTGGTCTAAAGGGTAAAACTGCGTTTAAGGAAAATATACGCGGAGATGTTCCCATCACGCAAGTGTTGGATGACGCTAGGTCAAATCTAGCCAACATCAATGCCGCCAAGCAAAGAGATTACCGATCTGGCATGGTGGACATTAAAAAAGACAAGGCTGTTCTTGATTTCACCGGCATTGACAATGCGCTAAAAAATGCAGAAAGCATGGCGTATTACAAAGGCAAGATTAAGGATAAAACTGCCGTAAATGTGTTAAAAGATATGAAAGAAAAAGTAGCTGATTGGAAGAATTCCGATCCTGCTGAATACCACACGCCGGAAGGCATGGATGCTTTGAAACAATCACTTTATGAATCTTTTGGCAAACTAGGCAAAGAAGAAAACAGGGCGTATTCTGCGGGCAAACAAGTCTACGATGCGGTGAAATCTGAAATCAGCGCCCAAGCGCCAACCTACGCAAAGGTGATGAAAGATTACAACGAATCCAGCGACCTTATCCATGAGATTGAACGCACATTGTCATTGGGTCAAAAAGCATCTGACGACACCGCGTTACGCAAATTGCAATCCCTAACACGCAACAACGTAATCACCAATTACGGGCAGCGCACGGCATTGGCAGAGCAGCTTGCGGCGCAGGGTGGAACTGAATTGATGCCAGCACTTGCTGGGCAAGCTATGACATCAAGACTTCCACGCAATTTAGCTGCTCAAGGTGGCGCTATAGGCGCAGGATTAGCAGCGTTTTCAAACCCTTATGTTGTGGCTGCAATGCCATTTATGAGTCCACGATTGGTTGGTGAGGCGGCATATGGCACTGGTGCATTGGCACGCGGCACAAGAAATTTTGTAGCGCCCGTAACCAATGCGCTTGCGCCTACGGTTGCTAATGCTCAAAGATTGGCGTCTCAAATTCCAATGACAGCGCAACAGGGGCGGCAAGCAACACTCGCAGCCAACCAACTTGCCAACCAGCAGCAAAGCGCATTTGATGAATTTCTCCGCGCTAATGCAGCCCTTGATCCACGATTCAAACAAGCGTTAGAGGCAGGACGATAATGGATCAACAACTACTCAACATCCTATTCGGCGCGGCGCTGGCTGTGGCCGGGTGGTTCGCCCGCGAACTGTGGTCGGCGGTGCAGGAACTGAAGACAGACCTAGGTAAACTACCTTTGGTCTACGTCGCACGGCAGGACTACCGCGACGACATGAAAGAGATCAAAGAGATGCTGAGCAAAATTTTTGACCGTTTGGAAAACAAACAAGACAAGGACAAATAATGGCTGGACTATCACCTACCCCCAAGCAGCAGGTCTTTGGCACTGACGGAGAGCCGTTAGTCGGCGGGAAGATCTACACCTACGCTGCGGGAACATCTACGCCTATCGCTACATACACCGACTACACCGCTGGCACGGCCAACACCAACCCCATCATCTTGGACTCTCGGGGCCAGGCCAACATCTGGCTGCTCAACACTGTCAGCTACAAGTTCATCGTTCGGGATGCGAATGATGTGCTGCTGTACACGGTGGACAATATCGCCATCCCGCTGGACATCAATTCTTTTGGGTCACCACCGCCCATTGGCGATGTCGTCCCTAACACGGGCGCGTTCACCACGCTGTCGGCTACTGGTACGGTCACTTTTTCAGGTCAAGTAAATTTCACCGGCACAGGAGCCGCCAAGCTGAACGTAGGCACTACTGGGCAGCGCCCCACCGCCGTCACCGGCATGGTGCGCTTTAACTCCACAACTAGCAGGTTTGAAGGCTACGGAGCCTCTGCTTGGGGCGCGTTGGGCGGCGGTGCAACAGGCGGTGGGGCTGACCAAATCTTCATCGAGAACGGTCAGACAGTCACAACTGATTACACCATCACCGCAGGGCAAAATGCAGGCACATTCGGGCCTGTAACTATCAACAGCGGCATCACCGTGACCGTGCCGTCCGGCTCCACCTGGTCAGTTGTTTAAGGAGAACACATGAGTTCAGTCGCAATCACAGGCAATGCAGCGGGGGCTGGTGTATTCACCATTGCCTCGCCCAACAGCGCCAGCAGCTTTACAGCCACATTGCCAGCAGCCACCACCACGTTAGTGGGCACAGACGCTACGCAGACGTTGACAAACAAGACAATCCAAGGTGGCGCAATTACAGCGGGAACTGCTGTTGCATCTACGTCAGGCACTAGCATTGACTTCACCGGACTGCCAAGCTGGGTCAAGCGCGTTACTGTGATGTTTAACTCCGTGTCAAGCAGTGGGACAAGTTTGCATCAAATTCAACTTGGCACAGGCTCAACTACATTTGCGACGTCCGGCTACGCTGGCGGTTCAATGAATACGTCTGGTTCTGCTGTAGCTACAAACAACTACACAAGCGGCTTGGTAAATATGGCGGCTAATGCTGCCGCTGCTGTAATTGTTGGAAACGCAGTTTTTACAAACGTATCAGGAAATATTTGGATTGGCTCATTAAATTGCGCTCGGACAGACACAACTTTTACCGCTATTGGTTCTACCGTTATTACTCTCGGCGCTGTATTAACTGGTGTACGCATCACCACAGTAAACGGAACTGACACCTTTGATGCGGGCTCTATCAACATTCTTTATGAAGGATAAATCATGACACACAGAATCGTAGTTGACTTACAAACCGGCGTAACCACTCAAATTGAGTACACCCCTGAAGAACAAGCGGCACATGATGCGGCAGTAGCGGCAGAACTTGCAGCGCAGCCTGTGGCAGAAACGCCGGAAGCACAGCCATGAGCGCCGTAATATCAGGCACAAACGGGCTGCTTCAGTCCTACGACTACCAAGTCCTGACCACGGGCTTTAGCTACACCTTTGCTGCTGGCACTCAGGTGCTGGTCATCAACCCCGCTGGTACATTGGCTACAGGCACTATCACAATGCCCGCTGCGCCCGCAGATGGTATGACCATCACGTTCAGCAGCAGCCAGCAGATTACGGCGCTTACACTGAACGGAAACACTGGGCAAACGGTTGTAGGCGCGGTGACGTTCTTGCCAACCAAGACGGGCGCGACCTACGTCTACCGCACAACGGGCGCTTCTTGGTATCCCACAGCCACCGTGCCAGGTACGGGTTCGCAGTTGGTGCAGGGCACTGCTGTTGCATCTACCAGCGGAACAAGCATTGATATTACCGGCATTCCTAATTGGGTCAAGCGCGTTACGGTAATGCTTAATGGCGTGTCTACAAATGGCACTAGCAACTATTTAATTCAAATAGGTTCTGGGTCTGTAACCACAACAGGGTACACAGCTACCAGCCAACAAGGGGGCACTTCTGCTACTTCTACCGCAGGGTTTATTGTTACGCAAGGCATTGCGGCTGCGCGTTTTAATTATGGCCTTACGACCATATCTGCGTTAGGGTCTTTTACTTACATTGCATCAGGAACTCTTGCAGATTACACAGCGGCTTGTGCCGTAAGTGGTGGTGGGGTAACTCTTTCCGGCGCATTAGACCGAGTACGCATTACTACCGTCAACGGCACAGACACCTTTGATGCTGGCTCTATCAACATTCTTTACGAGTAAACCACTATGCCAACCACAATTAGCGGAAGCACTGGGGTCACATTCCCCGCAGGCGGCGTAGGCAACACTGCTGGCGCTGCTGTCGGTACAACTGACACTCAGACACTGACCAACAAGACGCTTGGCTCTGGCCTTGTTGCTGGCGCGAGTTTGATTACGTCAGGCACTGCTGTCGCGTCTACCAGTGGAACGTCCATTGACTTCACTAGCATCCCGTCTTGGGTCAAGCGCATCACGGTGATGTTTCAAGGTGTATCTACAAGCGGGACATCACTAACACAAATCCAGCTTGGAACAGGATCAACAACGTATACAACATCTGGATATGCTGGAGGCGCATATAACGGCGGAGCAACAGCATTTTCTGCTGGTTTTATATTTTCACAAGCTGGTGCAGCAGCCGATCTTAGAAGTGGTAGTGCAATCCTTACAAATATTACTGGAAATGCGTGGACTATTTCTGGGGCAACTGGGTTAAGTGGCGGCGGCGGTAGTCTTTTCGGCGGATCAATTACTCTTGCCGCTGCACTTACTGCTGTACGAATCACCGCAGTCAACGGCACTGACACCTTTGACGCTGGTTCCATCAACCTCCTTTTTGAGTAAAAAATGATTGACCCGTTCACCGCATTCGCTATGGCACAAGGTGCTGTAGCCGGGATAAAAAAGCCATTGCCCTTGGTAAAGACATCCACGGCCTATACAAAGAATTCAGCAGCTTCTACCAAGCGGCAGACACGGTTCACCTAGCAAGCAGCAAAGCCAGGATTGCTTCAATAGGAAAAACTGATGCACAGATCAGTTCCGAAGCACTCCAAATTGCACTGGCGTCTAAGGCGCTGCGGGAACATGAGAAGGAACTGAAGGACATACTCTTCTACTCAGGCAACGCGCCAGTGTGGGAAGAGATGATGTCAGAACGGACAAGGCTGACAAAGGAACGCAACACGTTGGAGAGAGAAGAAGCGGAACGCAAGCATAAAGACAAGGAAGAAAAAGTGAAAATCATCATGAACACATTGTGGATTTCCGGCGCGTCTGCTATTGTTGTACCGTTAGTCAGTGTCGCATTTCACGTTATCACAAATAGGAGTTTCTAATGGAATGGCTTAAAACGGTTGCTCCCACTATTGCCACCGCGCTTGGTGGCCCACTTGCAGGCATGGCAGTCTCTGCTGTCGCTAAGGCTATTGGCGTATCACCTGACGAAGTGCAAAGCGTTATCAGCAGCGGCAAGCTGACCGCCGAGCAAGTGGCTTCCATCCAGCTTGCAGAATTGGAACTGAAGAAGCAGGCGCAGTCCATGAACTTGGATTTTGCCAAGCTGATGGCCGAGGACAAGAAATCTGCAAGAGATATGCAGATTGCCACCAAATCGTTGATTCCAGCCCTGCTTGCAGTGTTTGTGACCGTCGGATTTTTTGGGATTTTGCTGGGCCTGATGACCGAGCATTTCAAGACATCGGACGCACTAATGCTAATGCTTGGAAGTTTGGCAACCGCATGGACAGGCGTAATGGCGTTCTATTTTGGCAGCAGCGCCAGCAGCCAAGCAAAGACCGAATTGCTGGCTAAATCGGAGCCAGCTAAATGAAAGCCAAGTTGACTTTTGTTGTGACCCTTATGGTCACCTCATCCTCTTCCTTTCTCC